CCTCTGAAGATCCGCCTTCGTGGCGAAGAGCTCGTCCGTTTTGGTCTTGCTATACCACGTGAGGTCAGCCATTGATACCTTCCTTCCATGCCAGGAGGCCGCCGCCGAGATCGACGACGTTGCTAATATCCACAGCAGTCAGAATACCGTCCGACTCCTCCCGGACGAGAGGATCTCTAGGCGACGGCGGGGAGGGTGGCGTGTCGGGGGTGGTGACATAGTTACCGCCGATGATGTCAGTGAGATCCGTGGTAGTGCCTGCTAGGAGGCGGGCCTGGTATCGGCGCGACACCCCCATATCTCCGGGGATCTCGAGGATGACAGTGTAGTTGTGGACGCCGGCAGGAAGGGACGTGGGGGCGGCGACCTTAGCTCCCGGGACTCCCGCCATGTCTACGAGGCGCCCGTCGGGGGCGAGCCTGGCAGCAGCGTAGTGGGCGAGAATATCCCTGGTTCCGTCCTCCTCGACGGCCTGGTATTGGTGGTTGGGGAGGAACTGCACGCTCCCCATCCTGCCCAGACCTTCAGGCCCTACTATGCGGCCTGTAATCTTTGCGTACCCCTGGGTCATGGGGCCTCCTGCTCTGATTTGTGAGATGCCTTAACTCGGTCAATACGATCATGCAGGTCTGTTACCTCGTTGTAAAGATGAGCCCTGTCAGTGCGCGCATCATTTCGGACGCCCTCTATCTGCCCTTCGAGGTTGCGTATCCTCTGCGACTGGTCCTTGACCGTGTCCTTGAGGTCGACCAAGGCGTCGGCGAGAGCGTCCATCCTGTGGAAAGTTGCCGTAAACTTGCTGTCCAAATCGTCTCGTAGGTTCTGGTCGTGATTGTTGTGCACGCCTTCTGATGCCGACTCTGCGGCGTTGGCAGCTCTTACAATGTGCGCGCTCATACGATCCAACCTGTCCTGCGCCTCCTTCTGCTGGCGTTTGATCCTAGCAGTGAGGCGCGCTAGGAGAGCGGCCAGCAGGGCGACCGCAGCCGCAACAATGTCAGGCGATGTTACGATCGCGATGAGCGGATTTAGTCCCCCTGCTGGCAGCATTCGTCAGCCAGCCAAGTGGCGCGGGCCAGGGGTAGGCTCAGCGGTAGGAACCGCCCTGTCGGTCTCAGCGGGGCTCGCGAAAGCCTTGAGGACCGCTACGACCGTCGCAGCAGCAGCGACGCTAGCAGCACTCTTCCAGTTGATCTCCAGGATGCCAGCGCCATTGGCGACGGCGACGCCGATCGCACCCACAATAACCTGAGCGAACGTCGAGACTGACCGCTCCAGCAGGCCGGACCAGAATGACTTCGAGGTGTACATCACTTGGCTCCCTTCAGGAACTTGCGGAAGGCCTCGCGGAAACCCTTGAAGATGGGGGAATCTTCAGGCTGGGACAGCGCGCGCTCCAGCTGCATCATAGTGGCGTTGGCACGGTCGAAACCGGTGCTCTCGCGGGCGTCGTTGGCGTCGTAGGTGAGGCGGTCATAGAAGTCAGGCCACAGGAACTTGGGGGCGCCGAGGGCCTGCTTGTAGGCCTCCGCAATGATCCCCTCGACCACCTGGGTCTGGCAGCCGTCCCGCAGGACCGCGTACTCGCGGGAACCGTTGCGCTCGGTGTAGATGAAGAGCATATTTCTCCTTGCATACAACTTGGGGGCAGGAATTCCGCCCCACCCCCAAGTTTACTTGAACATGCGTTCGATCATGAACCTGGGTTGTACATGAGCCGACCGGTGTCCGCCCATGAGCGGTTCATGGCCTCCTGGAGGACCGCACAGGTAGCACGGCCCCACTGACCGTCGATGAACTTCTCAGCACTCCAGTCTGGAGCGAAGCGACGCCAGACGTCCGACTCAGGCATGCCCGGCACCCAGTTCCACGCCCACAGCTGGAAAACCCGATACAGGTCAGAGGTCCACTGACCGTCAGCCGGGAGCTCGGTCTTGCCGGTGTAGGCCTTGATGAGCTCGGAGCCGACAGCATCGTTCAGGTAGCGAGCCAGGTTCGCCACGGCGAAGGGCTCAGGGTAGTCCCATGCGTTCATAACCCGACGGAAGCGGCGGGCAGTGGGCGGGTCCCAGATACCGTTCACCCGGATCACACCATAGCCATCCAAAGCCTGGTTACCAGACGAGGCGGTCGACGCCAGGGAGTCCCAGTCTACGTCGGTCGCGTGGAACCGGTTCAGGTCCAGCCGGCCACCATAGTTCGGGAGGTGGCCATCCTCGGTGTACTGGTGGATGAGTGGAGCGCCCCAGTAGGGCACGCCGGTCGGGCGCTGCGGGTCGCCGTAGCCGTCATACCGGTCTGAGTACCACTCCCCGCCGGCATACCAGAGCGGGTAGCGCGAGGCGACCTGCGACCAGTCATAGCCAGCGGCAGCGGAGCCGTTCATATAGATACCGGGCTTGGCACCAGTCCTGCTCTCCACAGCCTGGAGCCAGGCGTTCGCCCAGCCAGGGCCGAGGGGTACCGCGTTCGCCTCCCAGTCGAGCCACAGTGTCGCCTGGCCGAGATAGGGGGAGACGGCCTGCACGAAAGCTTCGACCTGAGCGTCCACGGAGGACGTGGGGCGAGCGAAGTGGTAGAACCCAATCCTCCTGGACGAGCCCAGCACCACCTGGGCCTGCGTGTTCATGTAGGGGTTGACGTAATCGTCATCCTCAGTGGCTTTGATAATGACGAAATCCGCGGTGATAGCATTCAGGTCCGCGGACGCCTGGTGTGAGGACACGTCGATACCGAAGGTGAGGGTCCTCGTGGGCGCTGCCACAGGCGCGGGGTTGGGAGTCCCCTGTGGGGCCGCGTGAGCGAACTCAGGGAACTGCTGCACGAATTTCGCGTCGTTGAAACGATGGCAGGAGGTCCAGCGGCCGGCCTGCGTGTGGGGGTGGCTGGCGTAGGCGACTGTGCGGGTCTCCTGCCCGGTAGTGTCGCCGGCATAGCCGTCGATGGACCCATCCTCCGCGATCCAGGCCTCCGAGACGAGGTCGTTGGCTGCGTCAGTGACTACCACGACGTGGCCGACGCCGCCC